CCTAAGCCGTTCTATGACCAAGCAGTATATAAATATCATAGTGGAGACGACAGACTTGAATATCTATGGGTTGTTCCTGATATAGACCTATGTGAGCTGTATAAATACAATATTGGAATTATACCTGACGATGAGAAAGATTTATATGAGAATATTAGAAGATATTATAGTGGAGAACTTGCTCAGATAGAATATCGCGAGAATAATAAGGGACGAAAGCAAGTGCATGCAGTAACAAGGAGTTAATATGAACGAAGAAAGTATGGATCAATCAATACAACAACCGCCTACACAAGAAGCTGTCGCAGAGACACCACAAGTTCAGGAACAACCACAGCAAGTTTCAGAGGAGCCAGTTGCTCAGTCTGAAGCGCCTAAAAACAATTCATTTGAAGAGAATGTTAAAAACCTGAGAGAAGCTAAGCAGCGTGAGGCAGAGCGTGCAGCTAAAGCTGAGTATGAGCGCGATCAGATGGCTCAATATATACAAAATATTAAAAATCAGTTAGCGCCTCAACAGCAGCCACAAGAGCAAGGTTTGCAGGATGACGATTATGTTGAAGGTAAAGACTTCAATAAAGTTACTAAGCAAATGCAACAAATGAAGCAAGAATTAAATCAATGGCGAAATTATAGCGAAGAGATGACTGCAGAGCTTAAACTTAATACAGAATTTTCTGATTTCAATAATGTTGTTACTGCTGACAATGTAAAAACATTGCTTAAACAATATCCTGAATTGAAACCTTCTGTTCAAAACAATGATCCTCTCTATAATCGCGGTAAAGCTACATATAGATTAATTAAAAAATTTATCGATAATGATAAGAAGCAACCTGTAAATATGCATAATCAAACGAAAGTTGAAGCAAATACTGGCAAGCCGATGCCGACATCTGCAATTAAGAGCCAGCAAACATCTCCTTTAAGTACAGCTGGGATGTTAGCCAATGGATACAATGAAGAGGTTGGAGAGGCTCTTGAGAAAGAAATGTATGATGCTATAGCAAGATACTAATCTTCACTAGCTGGGTGCCTGAATTGACTTCCTTTCAGGTATCCAGCATCTTTTGCTTTAATTTTTTTCATTTACCGTTCTAAGATTATTTAAGACTGTATAGGAATTCGTCATTCCAACATATTTAGGCTGTAGGGAACTCGCCACTCCATAGGCTGTAAGGGCTTCGCCACCCAGTGTGTAATTATGTATAAAATTTTATAGGAGTAAGTTATGGCTATTACAACCACAACTGTATTACCTCCACCGATAGCTCAAAGTTATGCATATAAGCTTTTACGTTCAAGAACACGAGCTTTAATTCACGGCCTTCCTCTCGAACAGAAAGTTTTGCAGAAGAACAATGGTAATACATTAAGATTTAGAAGATATATCCCACTTGTTACAGATACAACCCCTCTTGGCAATTCTGGAGCAACTCCTCCAGGACAACAACTAAGAGCAATTGATATTGACGCACAGGTACAATGGTATGGAACATATGTTACCTCTAATGAGCAGGTAGTAATTACCTCTCAAGATCCAGTTCTCAACGTACTTGCAGAGCGTCTTGGTGTATTTATGAAGGAAACTGATGACGAGCTTATCAGAAACGTCCTAGCAAGTACTGCTTCATTCCAGAACTGCACAGCTGGAGATAATGGTGATGCTCCAACTGAAGTTACTGAAGAAGATATGGCTAGAGCGTATCAAACACTTCGTAGCAATGATGCATATCCATGTATTATGGGGCGTGAAGGATCACCTAAAATCAATACAATACCAACTCGCGAAGCATACTATGCATTGTGTCATACAGATCTTATTACTGATTTAGACGCTATTCCTACATTTGTAGAAAAAATTAAATATCCAAATCAGGTTGGTATAAGACACTCTGAGCATGGTACAATTAATGGATTTGCTTTCCATGTATCATCTCAAGGGTCTATAGACTCTGTTCAATCTGCTGATGGTGACGATGTATATAATATTTTCTGTGTAGGAAAAGAAGCTGCTGCTCGAGTATCACTTGAAGGCAATGCTAAATTCTTATATACACCACCTCTCGATCCTCTACACCAGAACTTTACTGCTGCTGTTAAATGGGTACAAGTACCTAGAATCCTCAATGACTCTTACTTGTTAAGAGTGCGTTGTACAACTGCTTAAGGAATATAATTATGGCTATGATGCAAGGTAATTATACCGCAGACGGAACAGTTAAGTTGTTGGAAGTACCATTCGATGCTAATTGGTTAAAGATTATTAATTTAACTACATCCGCAGCAGGTGGTGCTGGGACAATATCTGAAGTATTCTGGCAACAGGGTATAGATTATGGTCTTGGATATTCTAAATTGGCTGCAGATGATTCGTTAGCTGTGTCACAGTTAGCAGCAGCTACAGGTGTCACTAAATTTAATAGTGGTGACAATCCATTAGATACAGTTAATACTACTGGTACTGCTGTAAGTACAGCAGCAGTTCCTATAGTTTCTGCTACATCTACAGCAGGATTAGTTAATGGTAGTATTGTTAGATTTGAAACTATAACAGGCGCAGAGCAACTACAAGGAATGGACTTTACTATTGATACTCTTGTTGCTAATACATCATTTAGATTGCCTTATATGGCTCAGTTGGCTGTTGCAGGTACGGGAAATGATTTTTATCGTGTAAAATATGATAAATTATGGTATCCACGTACAAGGTTTATTTCTGCTATTACACAAGCTTCTGAAGCTGTTATTACAATGACAGTTACACATGACTATGCTGTCGGTGATTATGTAAGGATCATGGTGCCTGAAGAATTTGGCATGAGACAAATGAACCTTCAGGAAGCTAAGATAACTGCGGTATCAACAGCAAATAATACTATTACAGTAGATGTTGATTCTTCAGCATTCACTGCATTTGCATTCGCTGCAGCAACAGATGTACCGTTATCAGCATATGCTGAAGTTGTACCTCTTAGTGGCCCTGTTACCAATGCGCAAGTCAGAGGTTTTGAAATTCAATCAGGAGCTGCGGCTGCTGGTGGAGTTGCCAATGACGAAATCTATTGGATTGCAGGAGACTCATTCGGAATATAATTAATGGGGGCATTATGCCCCCAATCTTAGTGAAGGAGATTTTATGGAATCAAAGCAACAAAGTATTAAGCCTCAAGATAAACTAGAGCAGACACTAACAACTACTAAAGGTAAGTCAAATAAATCAAAAGTCCCTGTAGTAGAGGGAATTTTTAAGAATTGGGAAGTACGTGGGGCACCTATCACATTTAGTTATTTTTCTAAAGAATTATGTGGTTCTAAAGGCGTACCTAAGAAGTATACGCTTGAAGATGGGAAGAAATATAAACTTCCTATAGAAGTAGCAAAACATATTAATCGATGTGCTTATCCCGTAAGTAATGCCGAAGTAGATAAAGGCGGAAAATATCTAGGCAAACGTGAAGGAATGGTAAGGCGTTATACATTCCGTCGTGTAGATGATCTTATGGATAATTAAATAAGGAGGGAGTTGTATGTCAACGTTTCTTAATATAAAAAATAAAGTTAGGCTTCTAACAAGAAGGCCGTCAACTACACAGATATCTGACGCTTCTTTAAAAGAATATATTAATACATTCTACTTGTATGATTTTCCTCAGATGGTCCAAACTTCTGATTTATTCAAGAATATATCGTTCTCTACAACTCCCTACGTAGATAAATACTCTACTACAACTGGTAACTTTATTCTCAACTTGAAAAATTTTAAAGATTTTGTCGTAATGACTGACAAACCAGTATATTTAGCTGGAAGTCAAATCAGAATGTTTCAGGATCCTGAAAATTTTTATAATAATTATCGTCAAGTTAAAACTTTAGGGAGTATAGGTACAGGCGATGGTGCTACTACCAACTTTACTTATAATCTTCCCACAAAAATACTTCATAATTCGGTTCTTATTGGAGCATTAAATGCTGCGGGTGAAGGTTTAATTGCAAGAGATCTTCCAAATACAGATACGTATGGTCGTGAGGCAAATACGGGTACATTGCGAGATAATGGTGATAACAATATTGGAACAATAAACTATATTACAGGTGCTATAGATGTAACGTTTCCTTCTGCGCCTGCTGCTGGAGAATCTATTAACTATGAGATGTTTCCGTTCCAAGCAACAATTCCCGATGGTATTTTGTTCTTCGACAACACCTTTACCTTAAGGCCTGTGCCTGACAAAGTATACGAAGTAAAGCTTCAGGTTAGAGTACAACCTACAGAATTTGATCTAGATGCTGATACTCCATTGATTAAAGAATGGTGGCAGTTCATAGCATATGGAGCCGCAAAGAAATTATTAGAAGATTCATCAGATCATGAAACAATTGCCCAAATAATGCCAGAATATGAACGGCAAAAAATATTTGTTATGCGTAAAACTCATCTTAATAAATCAAAAGATAGAACATCGACAATCTTTACAGGGGCTGAAAATCTTACTAACTCATGGTTCTATTATGGATAAGATACTTATAGCGCCGTTCAAACATGGTATGCAGGATAATTTAGTAGAGTTTATGTTGCCAGACGATGCATTTCAATCTTTAGAGAACATGATCATCTACCAAGGAAAAATCAAACGTAGACCAGGATCTCAGCATTTAGACACAACAGATGCTAGAGGGTTAACTTCTAGGCTTAGGATTAATGTTGCTATAACTGATCCCGCAGGAAATGCAGGACCGTTCATAGTGCCAGGAACAGCATCCATTGGACAACAATTCTCAGTTGCGGATACAATATTTACCGTATATCAAGCTAATGGTGCAATGTCAGTATCTCCAGCAGGTGCAACTGGAACTTTTAATGTCGGAACTTCTACAGCTACAATTGTAGGTGCAGCACCAGGAACAACAATATACTGGTATCCTAGTCAACCAGTAATTGGATTTGCAACATATTTTCAAACTGATGGAACAAATCTTGAGTTTGCTTTTGATCTTCAGTTCGCATATAAATATGATACCACTACAGGAGGTTGGGAGCGTGTAACTCTTGGTGCTGGATTATTTGCATCTACAGTTAATCAGCGTATAAGTTGGGTAAATTTTCAAGGTTCTTTATCAGGTGAGCCTGCATTGATAGTAACCACAAAGAATGATAACGGATTACGATATTATACTGCTACTAC